GTCTGATAAGGCGGCCTATGTTACCTAGCGCCGTGACAGGTTAGGTCACGATCAGCAGCGACAGGATCCACAGCGCCAGGCCGGCCGGGACGAGCTGCACGCGCGACGGGACGCCGAACGCCGCGACGACGAAACAGAGCAGCGCCGCGATCAGTAGGACGAGCCGGATCGTAATCATGCGTCCTCCCCGGTAATCGTGGGCGGCCCGCCGCCGCCGAACCGTTCCGCAAATTCCTCATCGGAGATCACTTCGATCGGCTGGCCGGTGTAGCGGTTCGAGATCACCCAGTCCGTGCTGTGCAGCTCATAGACCGTGGTGGCCGTGATGACGTGTGGCCGACCGTCCGCGTAGGACGGATGATGGGTGTCCGTCGTCGCGCCGACTGGCAGCGTCCCGCCCTCGAGATACTGCTCGCCGTAGACCTTCAGCGGGCGCTCGGTATAGGACTTCTGCTCGCCTTCCGGCGGAAACGGCGCAGCCATCAGGCCAGCTCCAGGGTGAGATTGCAGTTCAGCGTGAAATCGTCGCCGGTGACCGGCCAGTTCGAGAAATTCGTCCGGCGGAAATCCAGGTACTGGCCGCCCGCCCCCACGCCCACGAGTACCAGCCCCCAGCCCGTCGCCGCGGTGTGCGAACTGATCGCCGGCAGCCAGTCCTGGCCCGCGCCCGGTTCCTTGAACACCAGCGGCGGCCACTTCACGCCCAGGTAGTACGACGCCACGTAGAGATGGCTGTTGAAAATCTTGAGTTGCAGCGTGACGGTTTTGCCCCGCACGCTGTATTTCTGCACCAGGTTCGCCGCGACGCCCGGGACATACCAGTTGGTGCCGGCCCCGTCCGTCACGAAATTCGCGCTGGCGTACGGGACGGCCGTCCACGGCCCGCCGCCGGCCGTCTCGAGGCCGTCGATCTGGTTGTAGAGTTCCTGCTTCCAAGCGTTGTCGATGACGGTGCCGGTCTTGCCGGATCCGTCGTCGTCGATGATCGCGGTGCGGGTAATCGGCATTTAGTTTTGCGTCTTGATAATCCGCAGCCAGTCCTCGAACGTGAACCGCGTGCTCGACGCCTGGACATGGAAGGTCGGCGGCTGCTCCGGGCGCGGCCGGAAGTTGCTGATCGTGACGGCCTGGATCCGGAACGTGCCGGTGATGTTCGTGGGCGCCGGCAGGTTGACCGTAATCGTCTTGCCGACGGCCGTGCTGATATCGCGGCAGCGGTACGAAATACTCAGGGCGTCGAGCGGCCGGACGGCGAGCGTGGCCTGGCCGCGCGCCTTGGCTTCGCCGTAGGACAGCCGCCGGTCCTGGATCCACTCCTCGCGGATGCCGGACGCCACGCCGAGCCGGGCGGCCAGCGTGCCCTGTGCCGCCTCGTCATCGACGCGCACGACCGTGTAGATTTCCGCGCCGGCTTCGATCGGTTCGTCCACGGTGACGCCGGTCAGGAGCGGGGCGGCGCGAATTGCGGTGTTGTACTGAATCGGGCCGACGACGGCGCCGCGGCCGGTCGCCGGGATGCCGGTCAGCGCGCCGGCGCCGAGCCCGGTGTACCGCAGGGCCTGTTCGCCGGCCAGCGCCCAGCCGCCCGTCGCGGCGAACGGGCCGACCGACGCGACGATCACCGACGTGCTCCCGGCGTTGACGGTCCCGGTCGGCGACTGGAGACCGGACGTATCCCCCACCGGCGCCGTCGCGCCGAGCGTCGCGTCGGCCGCGGCATCCGTGTAGGTCGTGGCGGTATTGTTCGCGAGCGTCGTGACCAGTTTCAGTGTGGCCTGGTTCGCCGCGGTGCGATAGACCTTGCGGCCGGTGACGTTGGCCGGGCCAGTCGCGATGCCGCTGACGGTCACGGTACGCACGACGGGCGTGACTGACGGCGGGGTCCAGGCCGACGCGTTATAGGGGAGATAAAACGTGTAGGAGGGTTTCCACGCCTGATACCCGTAGTCGGTGGAATCGTTCGTGAGCACCGGAGACAGCCAGCGCCGCCAGCCGCCACCATTCACCCGATAGTACACATCGATATATCGCACGGCGGGATTAGTCGAAAACGGAAACGCGATCTCAAAGGATTTCGCATTCGAGCCCGGCGCCGAGCCCGACATGTGATAGACGGACAACTGCGCAATCGCACTCACCGACGGCGACAGCGGCGTGCTGGTACCGTCCACCCAGAGATCGCCGTTCGGCCGGGTGGCATAGCTATACGCCCATTCGACCGTATCGCCGGGCTTCCACGCCCCGGTGATATTCGGATCGACGGGTGGACTGTCCTGTTGCACGAACACGGGTAACAGGGTGCCCGTGGCCACCGCGCCGGCGACATTGATCGACGTCGCCGGGCTGGGGCGCGTTTCGCCGGCGGCCGTCTGCCAGGTAAACGCATAGCCGTGCGCGCCGACCTCGATCGCGCCGCCGCCCGATAACGTCAGCGTCGGCCCGCCGGATGGTGCGGCGCCCGGCCCGACCAGCGACCCGCCCGGACTCGGCACGACGCCGGTAAAGTTCAGATGCTTCGCGCCGCCGTCCGCGCCCGGCAGCGTCACCTTAAGAAACACGTCCGGCGCCACCACGAAGGCGTCGATCGCCTCGACCGGCAGGATGGTCTCGCCCGCTGCCACGCCGGCCAGCAGGCTCGAGCCGCGATGTTCCACGTAACACCGCGTCAGCGCCTGCGTCTGGTCCACGGTCGCGCGCACGTCGGCGAGCGACGGATGCGTCGGCGTCAGGGCCATCGGCGGCGTCATCGTCGCGTCCTCGCCAATCCAGGCGTGGACATCCTTCGCATAGTCCACGAACCAATGGCCGCCCAACCGCCGCATCAGCCGCGTGATCGCGTTCGGGACGTCCTCGTCCGTGAACGTGATTTCCAGCGCCGGCAGGTTCGCCTGCACGGCGTTGGTCGTGAACCCATTGGCGGCGCCGTAGGTCGCGATCAGGTCGTTGATAATCGCCGTGCCGCTGACGTTGCGGTACTGCTTGGTGACCTTCGCGAACGCCAGCAGCCACGTATAGTCCACGGCGGAAAAATCGGCCTGGATGTTGGCCGGCTTGTCCGCGGCGTAGAGCTGCTGGCGCGTCAGGCCGTAGCCCGCGAACAGGCGCCGGCCGTTCTGGCTGCCGATCGCGATGACGACTTCCCCGCCGGCCGGCGGGACTGCGGCATTGATCCGCAAGTTCGCCGTATCGACCACTTCGTCAAGCTGCTGCGTGATGCTCAGGGAATCGATGATCGTGCCGACATGCGTATCGTCGCGGACCCAGCCGACGTCAACGCCGCCGATCGTGATGTAGGTCCGGCCGTCGATGTAGCCGCCGCGACTCGCGCCGCCGCGCATCAGCCCGCCCAGGGCGTACATGCGCGCCTTCTCCCCCGGGACTAAGGTCGCCATGCGCGCCCCAGCGCCTGAATGATCAGCACCAGGGCGATCAGTAGGATCGCGAACGTCTGCCGCTGGCTGGTCGTCATACGGGCACGCGATTCCCGCCCGACCGATAGCTCTGCATCATGGCGTCCTGCACCAGCGTCGACAGTTCATGCTGCGTTGACAGGACCGACCCGTACACGGCGATCTGGATGTTCTGATGGCCGAGCGACCGCGGCAGCGCGTTGATCTCGCCCTGGCCGGCGACGGGGTTCCCGTAGGCGTCGTGCGCCACGCCTCCCGAATCGGTCAGGATCGTCATGGCGTTTTTTGCCATGCGGTTAAACGGCGAGGCCATCCAGGCATCGCTGGCGGCTTTGAGCGCGGCCTCGGTCGCGGCGGCGGCGTCCTGGGCCGGCTTGGTCATGACGCTATCGAGCCGCCCGAACTGGTTGGCGACGGTATCGATCATGTCGGGCACGTAGGAATGCAGCGCGACCTTTTCGGCCATGCTCCGAAAGAACCCGGTGACGGAGTCGACCGCGCCTTTGATGCTGCCGAGGATCGCGGTGAATTTGTCGACCAGGTAGGTCTTGATCGCGTTATACACGCCCGCAACAAACTCGGTGATTTGGTCCCAGTGCTTGAAGGCAAGATAGACCGCAGTGACGCCGGCCACCACGGCGGCGATCGGGAGCGCGAAGGCGGCCAGCGCCGCGCCCGCCGCGCCCAGCGCCGCGGAGATGCCGGCGGTTCCGCCCAGAAGCGCCACCAGCGGCGTCGCGGCCGTCACCAGCGCCCCGATCGCGATGACAATCGGCGCGAGCGCCGTCCCCAGGATGGCGACCGCCGCGATGACCGTCTGCACGGGTTCAGGCAGCGACGTAAAGAAATTCAGCAGCGGCGTCAACCCCTGCACGATCAAGGCGCCGACGGTCTCCTTGATTTCGCCGAACTGGTTGTTGAGGATCGTCATCTTTCCGGCCGTCGTCTCGGCCGCCGCGGCCGTTTGGTTGCCGAGCGTGTCGTTTAAGGCCGTGACGATCTCGTCAAAGCTCGCGGCTTCCGGGACGGTGTCGCCGATGATTTTCTTGAGCTGGCCGAGCGATTCCCCGCCGCTGCTGAACGCTTTGGACATCGTCATCGCGGCGGTCTCAAGGTCGGTACCCATGAACGTCGCGAGATTTCCGGCGGCATCCAGCGCGGCCTGCATGTTCTCTGGGCCGACCTTGCCGATCGACGTAAAGATCGCTTCCGACCGCAGCACCGCTTCCCCGGCAAAGGTCGTCGTCTTCTGAAACTGGTCAGCCATCGCCTGGTACTGGCTGATCACGGTCGTCGTGGCAGTGCCTTGTGCCGTCAAGGATGCGATCAGTTTCTGCGTCGCGGCTTCTTCTTCGGCGTAGGCGGCCACGTACTCCTTGCCCAACGCGCCGATGTCCGACCCGAGTTGGCGGATCTGCGTCCCGACCTGCGCGGCGAGGAGGCCAACCGCCGGCGTGATCTTCTCGGTCGCGACGCGCAGCCCTTCGACATCGCCGGC